AAATGTTTTTCCCTGTTCTGTTGGAAATGTTCAAATTGGCGGTAGTAAGATGCCTTATTCATTTCATTTTTTTTGCAGGATTGGACTGTAAGGTTTGGTTTGATCTCTCACTTCTAAAAGTTCAATGATTCGCTTTTTTAATCCTTTTCTGAATTCGATGTTTGCGGCCTCTGTCAGCTTGCAGTCTGATTTGCGGATATACTTATTAGCCAATGCTTCAATAGTTTTTATTTCTTCGTCTGTTATCATAGTCCGTTGGGTGTATCTATTGGTAAAGGTTGTATAGCTGCGGCGATTGCATCTTCGAGCGTCTGATAGCCTTGTTTAATAAAGAATTTCCCCATGTTAGGATCATCGGCATCATAAGGCCAGTTAAATGCCTTTGCTATGATACCAGGGCACATCACAGGGGAACTACTGAATACCGTTGCCATATCTTTCATGTCATCCTGCAATTCGTTAATCCCTGTTATATCACAATCGACATAGAATTTTTGTTTGCCGTTAAATTTAGGCACAAGAAATAAATTAAGCGCATCTACAAGTGCGTAAACTTCCGGTAATACCGCATTCGTGTAAAGGTCTTTGAATGTAACATCTGTACTTATTTCTGATCCGGTCGCGTCGTTATTAAAGAGCCGATCTGATACTCCGTAAAGATTACACAGCTTTTTAAAAGTGAGTTTACCCGATTCAATGATATTCATATCTACCGGGCCTAATCCTATTTGAGTATAACCCATTTTCCCTGCCATAAATAATAGTTTCCGCGCATTCTGTACGCCTGATGCTTCATTGTAAAAGTCCGATTTCATCTTTCCAAGCACTTCTTGGGCTACATCATCCTGTCTTACAGAATCATTCCACACAATGCCACTGATACCGCCATTCTGAAAAGCATTTACAGCATAATCTGTTTCCGCTGCCTGTCGGTCTAATACTTTTGATCCAGCTACTAGCGGAGAAAGGCCCACAAGTTCATTCCCTACATAAGAAAAACGCGGGTTAAAGTACCTGATATGAATCATCTCTTCCGGTGGGATCATGTTAGTTACCTGCATCTCATTTTGTAACTGATAACCGATAATACGGCGCGGCCATTCGTCACTTACCCTCAAAGACATCCACTGAGAAGGAGCAAGCCATATTTCAAGAGGTTTGCCGGCATTAACACCAAATTCAAGAGTGGGAGTATGGATGTAAGTATTGCCGGTAATTAACCGAAAGGTATAAGCACCTTCTAAAAATTCAGTCAACGTATAAACCGGATTAGGATTTGAAAGTAATTGCTGTAAAGGATTGTCACTTCCTACTTCATCAAGTGCCTTTAATTTTAAAAATTGATTCCTTAAAACTGATTTAGCTGTGTAATTATCATTTTGTTTGGCATAGTGATAATCTTTAAGTGCCTTGTCATCTTTTACTTGATAAACTTTTATTGGAACCATAGCTGCGGTTCGGGCGATTCTACGAACGATAGAATAAATATCTTCAGAGCCTGCATAACCGTAGTTGATGTTATGAATTGTATCCGAGGAATTATAGATAGGAAACCCACCTACCCACGCATAACTTTTTGCAGGCATAGATTTTTTCACAAGGGAATCTATCCCGAAAAGTTTAGAAATTATGCCCATGCCCACATTTTTTTTGGTTTTAATTCAAAATATTCGCGCATCATGATCGCATCTGAAAAATCCGGGCTTCTACCGATTAATTCTTTTACTTTATCCTTCGGTACTACGCCTTTCTTTAAATCTGAATCAAGTGCCTTTTGTTTCACTTGCTCCAGTTCCTCAATTATCCACTGTTTTATTTCCTCTGAATCGCATTCCAAATATAATTCATTGCGATTGATACGTTCTGCCATTCTAAAGTAACATTGGCTCTTTAAATTGTCGTAATTCTCTTTAATTGGATGGTTATTATCGTCCACCGGGCCGTTAGGAGCAGGTAACGGGGAGGAGTTATTGATGAACCCTTTAAACTTCATAAAATCGACTACACCGCCGCCTACACCATCCTCGTCTACTAATACATCTGAATTGCCGATCTGCATACGGTAACGCATTTCTTCTAACTTTGCGCCGGTGATACCTAATCCCTGCTTCTTGTAATGGGTTACTTTGCCTCGCCAACCGTCCCACTCGATTATAACGATCTTGTCGCCACCCATTCGGGCAATATCGGCTGTTATATATTTCTTTCCATGTGGAACGTGAGTATTTCTGAAAACGTCGATTATTTTATCATAATTTATTAATGCAGCCTCGTCATCATCGTATTCCCAATTACCGTATAAAAGCCTTTCCTTACTCACATTGTCAAGGCTCAAAAGGTTGTTGTAATAATGTTTGCTTACATCAGGATTATCGCCTACCAGCGCCTGTACAAACTTTAAATTTTCGGGTAATTCGTTTTGTTTAAAAGGTTTGTAGAATTTCTTATAAATCCATCCCTTAGCAGGGTTGCAAGTCCCTAAAATCTTTGGAGTTAAATTGTAATCGTCCAGCTTATATCTGATACGGCTCTTAACGATGTTCCAGGCCTTTTCTACTATCTGGTTGTTTTCATCAATAAAGGCATCTGTGATCTCAAGAGAACCGAGTTCATCAAAGTTTGGATCAGTGGGATAGTTGAATAAATCTTTAAGGAATATCAGTGAACCGTTGGCAAAATGGATCGTGTTGGATTGCTGATTGTATTTATAATGCAGCCCGGCCTTTAAGCCTTGTATTTTACAAACTTCAAAGAATGAGTTAAGGGTAGTTTCTTTAAGTGTTTTTAAGGTGGATCGACCTATAAGGCCGCGTGTACCAGGATATTTTAACCTTCTCTTTATCTGCCAATAACATCCGAGAAAACTTTTACCACCGCCCGCTCCACCACCGTATTGCAGTTCTTCCGTTCCGGTATCTTCAAGGTAATCAAGGGCGATAGTTTGTTTCTTGTTAAGTTTCATAGGTCTTTTCTTCAACCCAATTAATGTTTAAACTTCCGCTTTGCTCCACTTCGGTCTTATCTCTCCATCCCATGTTTTTCAGGGCGAAGATTCTACCGGCTACGCTATTTTCTGACAAACCCTCTTCATGGTATCTCTCGATCATTGTCAAACCTTTTTTTATCGAGTAGGAAAATTCTGGCCTGTCTCTATACTCATAAAGCGTTGTTTTATCCGCAAAACCTAAGTGTAAAGCGAGTCCCGTAACTGTCGGTTTATTAATCATTTTCTCCATTCCTTCTTCCTCTATAATAAAATAGCTGTCTACCGCTTTTTCAAGCTCTTCCGGATCGTCATATATTCTTGGTCGTCCTGCCATTATTAATTCTTTATTCTAAAATTACAAATTATTTGAGGCTTTAAATTATTACTTCATCCACAACATTCATCAATATCTTGCCGTATTTCAAATATGTTTCCCAATTAAAGGGTTCTTCATTCCACGAGGTATAAGTGTAGCCTGGTTCTTTCCATACGAGCATACATCCATTGTCAACGTTAAAGGTTATGAACTGTATATCAGAATAGTTATTTCTGATACTCATCGCGAACTTGTAAACATCTCCCCACCATACTTTTGTTTCACGTGGCACTTTTGTTCCTTGTTCGTTTTCCGGGCATACATCGTGAATTAATATAAATCCGTTATCATTTAAGCATTTTAGAGAATTTTCAAAGTCTCTTTTTACCTGGTTACATTCGTGATAACCGTCAATAAAGAAAATCGAAAACTTATTTGAGTTAACTCTAAAAAACTCATCACTTGTGCAATCAAACATTGCTTTTGCTTGTGGATCAGGATCAACGCTGCATTTTATCTTACAGTTTATCTTATTGAAATTATTGCTTGCATTTTGTAAACCTATTTCGCAATAGCTTTCAAGATTATGCTTATCAATTAATGCCTGGATTAATTCGGTATGGTTATTTATTTTCATATTCAAATTTAAAATTATTTGCGTGTTTTACTTTTCCCCTGCAACATGCGCTTATAGTTCCCTTATTGCAACCAGTCTTTTCTGCTGCATCAACCATTGATACATACCTGTTAATAAAAATTCCATTACTATCAAATTGCTTTACCTTTTTTGCCTTTTTAATTTTGCTGTAGTTCCCTATAAACAATCTTTGTTTTTCAGAAATATTTTTTAATCCTGATTTATAAGCATGAATATTATTCTCTCTTGGTGTGCACCATTCAAGATTTTCTATTCTGTTGTCTGTTTTTATCCCATTAATATGGTTAACGTGTGGCAAACAGGTGGGATTAGGAATAAAGTTTTCAGCTATTAATCTATGAATAGACGTTTGCTTGTTACCTACAGAAAGTTTTACAACATAATAGCCACTACTTTTTAAAATATTTTTTAAAATTATATCCTGTTTAATTGTATGTATTCCACCAGATTTATACCCGGGCTTATACTGTATTGTTCTGGCTAAACTTTTAACTCTACCTAAGTTGCTAATTTGATACTGTCCTTCATAGTTAGGAATATCTTTCCAAATTTCCTGAGAGGAATTGTTTAAATTTGTCATTGTAATTTGATTTGTAGTTACTTCAAATTTACGAAAAATCCCTGTAGTAGCAATACTTTCAGGGGTTTTATTTATAAAATATTGCATAGTTTAAAAATCGGTTTCTTATCTACGATTAAAGTGATGACGATAAATAAAATCCCTTTCTCTTCTGTAATCCCACTGATAAGTATGAACGACTTGCGAATTAAGAGAAACTTTTGCAAAGGCAATCTGATCCCTGATCGATCTTACCTTTAGTTCTTCCCACCAATTATTACACAGTTCGATTACTTCAGGTGTGTTTTCTCTCATCAGGAGGCCGGATTGTATTAAACCATTGCGGGCGGGAATTCCGGTCTTTTTATATTCTTCCATTTGCGCTTGCACTTCTTCTTTATTACCGCGTTTGGCTATAATGCAATCGAGCGCCTCAACATAGACACAATTCCTTAACGGATGCTTTGGCGCTGAAAATCCTTTACTGAAATTCTTATTCCACCACTCGTTTAAGTCGGTAGCGATAATAAAGCTCGCGTCTATCCAAATGCTTTGTTCCCATTCTGCGAACCTTGTTAATTTATAGAACCGCGCCATTCTTTGCGGGGTGTCTGTTAATTCTACTTT